CAAGATTAGATGCTGGGCATATCAGAAACAACATTACAAGGCTTGTATAGATTTACACAATAAAGCCTGGGAGAAACTAAACACATATTAACCATAGGGCATGGAGAAAAAGCCTCTCATAGTTCATGAGTTACAAGAACAGGGAGGTAGATATGAAAAATATTAGAGCTGCCCAACTGAGAGTGTATCAGAGGGCTCAAAGAAAAAAAAGAAATTTATGTACATTTATCAAACTAAGTTATTGCTAAATAGGTTGTGGCAAAGCCAAGGAGACTCGGCACGCCAATACAACCTGTTTGGTGGAGTATTATGAAAGACTGGTGGTACAAGGATGAAAAGATGTTAGCGTTGTGGCACAAGATACACAACATGACACCTGAAGAATTTGAAAAACTGGATAAGAAAGTTAAAGCAGAGCTTCAATACTGGTATGGAAACCTTTTCTTTTTTAAAGCGTATCCTGCACAGAAGCCTATTGTGGACGATAATAATTTTAGTGTTTATGTACACGGTAATAATAGTAGTGGTAAGTCTTATTGTTGTGCTGCTAAAACGGCTTTTAATATCATAGGTTGGCATCCTGAACACCCAATAGAAAAACCTAAGTATGGCAATAGAATAATATGGGCATTTAGTCCGTCATTTGACATTCAAAGAACCTCAAGTCAGGTCCACTTGTTCTCAACTGATACGCCCAATGATATAGGACTACTGCCCTCTATTGAGAGTATAGAAAAACGTGGGGGTAAAGTAGCTTGGGGTAAGAATAGATGTTTAGATTTTGTTAGATTCTGGGATGGTACAATCTTAGAATTTAAATCTGCAGAGATGAAAACACAAAACCTACAAGCATCTGGTATTGATTATTGCTGGTTTGATGAGTGTCCTTCTCAAACAATGCATGATGAGATTCTTGCTAGATTGTTAAGAAAATCTGGCAAGATGGTCATGAGTTTTATTGTAGAAGATGCTACTAGTAACTACATAGTACAAGACATATATGGTAGAAATGAAGAAGATAAAGATACTTCATTTCACTTTATAGATGTATATGACAACTTATCTCTAGAAAAAGAAGAGATAGAAAGATACAAAAAAAGATTTACTGAATCAGCTATGCACTGGAGATTTAGTGATGGTGGTAAATTCCAATTACAACCTAGAGGTGCTTTAGTATACTCAGACTTTTCTGAACAACATATGGAAGATGATTTGGTAGAACAATACGACCCGTTAAGAACATTATGGAGAAGCTGGGATATGGGATTTGTAAGACCTGCATGTGTAGGTTTTCAGATTGACAAGTATGGTAGAAAGAATGTATTATTCAGCATGATGGGACATAATGTTCAATTAACAGATTTTATAGATGAGGTGGAGAGTTATTGTAATGAAATATTACCTAAGATTGTGGAAAAAATGGATATTCTCCCACATGATGCTAATAGAAAATATGACGTATCTCCTCACAGTGCTCTTGATATATTTACTAATAAGGGTCTAAAAGCAGATACTATATATGTAAAAAGAGATATGTCTCATGCACAAGTTAATGATGAACTTAAAAAATTTACAAAAGGAGAGCCAATGCTCAGATTAGATTCTAAACATTGCAATCTATTAGCACAATGTTTAGCTGGTTATACTAGACACGAAAATACTGGTCAACCTAGAAAAGATAATTATTATGAGCATATATCAGATGCGTTTAAACTAGGTTGTTTTTATGTATCTAGAAAGCTAAATCAAACTCAAACAGAACCAAAAGAACCTCAATACTTTGGTATGCAGTTTGGAGATGATAGAAGTAGGATGTTATGAGAGAAACAGATATAATAAGATATTTTAATTATATAAGTAAGGAAGCTGAAGACGGGTTTTCTGGTGTACGAAAAGACTGGCAAGAAAATATGAAGTTTTATATGGATGAATACCAGTTTGAAAACAAATTATCTTGGCAAACAAAGATAAAAGACCCAATAGTAGATAACTTAATAGTACGTATGACTAACTTTTTTGTTAGAATACTTATGTCTACAGATAATAAATACTTCACAGTAGAACATCCTAATCCAGCTGTAAAAGCTGGATTGTCAAAACTTGTAGAAGCTGTATTAAAAACTAATAAGTTTCCTATGATTTTTGGTGATGCATTAAAGATGGCTTTACTTACAAGTCCATATATAACAAAAGTAAATTACAACTATAAATCTGAATCATTCCCAACATATAACAGTGAAACTGGGGAGTATGGCACAGAGAATAGCATAGTAGGTAAAACAGATATACATGCTATAGACCCTATGCAGATACGTTTAGACCCAGTGGGTAATCAGTATATTATAGAGAAAAAAGAATGTGATATAGGTGATTTTATCAACATGGTTGAAGTCAATGGATGGAAAAATGGTGATAAAGTCATGAGAAATTTATACAAAACTTCTGATTCTGATGAATCAAGTTATAGACCAACAGTGTCTTTAGACTATGTCTATAGCAAGTGTTTAACAGATGAAAGAGGTAAAATTTTAGACGAACATGTACACTTTATTGTAGCCAATAAAGAATATGTCGTTTATTACGGTAAGAACATCTTACCAAAAGGTCAGTTTCCTTATGTCGTAGGATTTCCTATGAAGGTACTAAAAGGAAGATATGGTAGGGGGTACATAACAAAGCTAAGGTCTTTGTTAAGTTCCTATGTTGAATCAATGAACCTGCTACTGGATGCTTTTACATTAAATACGCTAGGTGTATATGAAGTAGTAACTAGCAATATTGAAACAGGAAAAGCACATTTGTTTGGGTCAGTAGTACCAGGTAGACTTTACCCAGTCTCCTCTACTGGAACTATCAACCAAGTTTATAATAACTCGGTTAATCCTAATGCCACAAACCTTTTATTTGTACTTGATAGACTTATACAAAATAGGTCGTTCCAAAACGAGTTCTTTCAGGGACAACCAACAAGTAAGGGCAGACCAACAGCTTCTGAAATAAATCAGAAATCTCAAGAAACATCTGGTTTCTTTGCAGATATAGCTAATGAGATTGAGAGGGCTATTATAGAGCCTACTCTAGAATTAGTTCTACACACAGAATTAATTTACATGAATGATGAATCTCATTTTGATTATAGTAAATCCCTTGAAGATTCAGAAGCATTAGACGTGTTAAAGGTGCTTAGTTTTAATGAGCGTATAAACGCTATTAAAGATGCTACTTTAACAGTTAAGGGTATATCTGGCAAAGTTCTGAAGATGACTAATTTTCAGAAGTTAATGCAGATTATCAATGTAATTGGTAACATGCCTCAAGTTGCACAGGCAGTTGACCCATCTAAGTTTGTTAAAAGGATATTTGAATCATTTGATGAGAACCCAGAAGACATACTTAATATGGACAATCTAACACAAGGTGGTCCTGATGCAATGGCAACGGGTGCAGGGGGAGCAACACCTACTCAACCCCAAACACCAGAAAATCTAACGGAGGTTTTAAACAATGTCAGAAGAACAGAAACAGGATAATCCTGTTGAACAACCAGCAGTTGCTGAAACGGATGATAGAATCCAAATCAAACCAAAAGATGCAGCAGAACAGTTATTACCTGGAGGTAAATCTGTAAATGAGATGTCAAATGAAGAGATGGCTCAGTATACTGCAAACATGGCTAAAGCAGATAGATTGTATGCAAAACATACAGATGCTCTAACTGATTTAGACAGAGAAGTATTTGATGCTTTACTTCTTGCTAGCGACCCAACACAGTCTGTAGAGGAACGATTCAAAACTACTATAAGTAAGTTTGAAGCTATCAAGAAACCTGAAGTTGAGGACAAGAAGGATGATGAAGCAAATAAAGAAGTTCCCCCAAAAGGGAATATGGATGCACCTAGTAGAGCTACTGGTAATCCAATAAACAAACTAGAGCCTGAAAATGATGCCCCTCTTGGAGATGACCAAGATTACTTTGACTTTATGTTAAAGAGGTATCGTCAACAGACTACAGTTAAAAGAAAAGATACAATAA